GCCCAAAGAAATCACAGTATCACGCAAAGCCACATTCGCATGGGTCACATCACGCCACAATCTCCATCGCATCTCATCATGCTCATCATCGTAGAAAGCATTCGCAACGTCCACGAAGAGGTCCTGGAATGCCAAAGCGTTCGTTCCATCAAAGTTCTCAAAATCACCTGCCAACACTGTCGGCGAAAATGATCTCAAGTACTTATACATATCTGTCCATTCTGGTCCGAGCGCATTGATTCCAACTGCAATTCCGTTGTAAATCCGATTGTCCTGGAGGAAATTCATAAAATCCAAAAAGAAAACACGAAACATCACAGAAAAATCCTGGGGTCCTGCAAAGAAAATACGAGTTTTCCCTTGCTCAACTTTTTCGATTGGTCTCCTCTCGTCTTTCAATGTGGCACTGAAGATTGTTGGGAAAGCCACAGAACCAGATCTGTACGCTGCCATCTTTGCGTTGTACACCTCAATAAAATCGGGGTGAATTGTTCCATTTTCAGCATCAAACCAAGTTGTTTTGCCAGTCTTCCCCGGCAATGGCTTCCAACCAAATCCGGGCGAAGTTGATAAATCCAAGGGTTCCACTTCTTCAGATCCAAAGATTGACTCATGAGGTGATAAAATCCTTCCCTTGCGCTTGCTCCCCGAGTAGTTCTGAAGGAGATGTCCAGTTAGAAATTCTCGCAAATCATCAATATCCTTGGGGTCAACAGCATGGTTTGGTCGCAACACTTTCCTCAGACCCTTAACCAAAGGGTCAATCCTTTCATCCTTGATCGTTACCGGATGAAGATAGGCTGGTTTAGTCTTCACAACTGTCCCAATTTTCTTAGCCAGATCGTCTGCATCAGGATTCCTGATGAAGTTCGTTCGGTTCGGGAGATACCGGGGCTCAATTGAACATTGGAGGGCTGCCGCGCCATCAACAACCTTGGCTACTGGAGCCGAGGGCATATCAGGCCAATACTGCTTCGGAATGTCTGCCATCCCTGCGCTGATCATTTCGCGGGTCACCATCACTCCACCATTCATCAACAACTCC